TGGGAGCGTCAGGAGCGAACTTGAGGGACTCATGGATGGGATTGTGCCACCGAGCCGCGCCACGCCGCCAGAGGCGCTCCCTGTGCAGCGTGATGCCGTCGTCTGGAACGGCATACGGCATGAGCACGCCTTGGATGTCGTCACCGAGCTGCGGTAGCATTGCGCGGATCGTCAGGCAGTCCTCCGGCGTGATCGTGTCGTCGGTGTCCGCCCACATCAGCCAGTCGCCGGTGGCTAGATCGAGGGCAGCGTTGCGGGCTGCCGCGAAGTCATCGACGTGCGGCCAGTCGTGCTTGCATTGCGGGCGGTTTTCCTCTCCGCAAAACAGATCATGCCAGTTTTGATACTCGCCGGTCTTGCACCCGCGAGCTTCGGCGATTGCCATTGTGCCGTCCGGCTCTTGATTGCCGATTGCCCGCACCATAATGATCTCGTCGGCGAGGTGCTCGAAATGATCAAGGAAACGGGTGATGTAGTTTTCGGCGTTGCCGGTGATGACGCACAGACTCAGTTTGTTTTTCATATTTCTACCGGCGATGTAATGCGGGGGGAGGTAGGTGGCAACACAAAAAAAACCGCCAGCCCCTTTCGAGGCTGACGGCTGAGACACAACCGAGGGAGATTATGGGATGGTGACGATGGCTAGGCCGAGGGTCAGTGCAGGGGTAAAGCCAAACAAGCACTCGAAGTTGGCAAAGTGTTTGCCGGTCGAGGTGTTGTAGTGGCGGCGATAGCCCATCGTGATGCCGTTGCTCGCGGTCACTTGCTCGGCAGCGAGATACTCACCGGCAGCTTGTGGTTCGAGGTAGCGCATTGCGATTGCGATGGAGTCAGGGTGAGCAACAAATCCGCCGAGCTTGGTCATCGCGTTGGCTGGGATGATGTTGGACTCGTAGATTCCCATGCCAAGCAAGCGTGGGATCTGACCGTCGCGCACTGCTTCGGCGCCACCGTAGTTGAGCGCTTGCGCAACTCCAGAGGAGGTGAGCAGTCCGGTGTAGATCTCGCTGTCGGAGATGAAGGACAGACGGTCGGTCGGCACGTTGCGTTGCGCAAGTGCTTTGCGGAGTGCGCCCATCTGAGCGATGGTGTAGTTTGCACCGGCGGTCGTGAGGATCGCGGCACCGAAGTTTGCGACCGTGATCGCAGACCAGATGTCTTGCAGCACGATGCGAGCGAGCGACTCACCGGCTTGGATGGCGAGGTTGTCCATGACAGCTGCGGAGCTGTTGGCAACTTGCACGTCGGTGAGGTCAATCGAAGCGATGCGGTGCTTGTCGATGCTGACGGTGGCGAAGGTGATTGCACCGCCGCCAACTTCATAGGACGAGTTGAAGGTCGTTGCGGTGATGCTGCTGATGAGCGGCACGATGACGGCATCACCCTTGCGTCGAGCGTCGCCGCTGAAGTCACGAGTGAAGGCGTTGAGGGGGGCGAGCTTCGCCACAAATGCCTGGAGGGCAACTTGGGTGAAGATTTTGTCGTTCAGTGTGATGGTGGCCATAATGGTTCAGTAGTTGAGATTTGAAATTGGTTAGACTGCGTAGCGGTTTTTGTCGGAGAGGATTTCGTTCTTGTGCAGGGCGAAGTATTCGGCGGCCTCGGTCGGGGTCATGGATGCCATGGCCTTGAGGTGGCTAACGGGTGCTTGGTTGTTTTCACCAGCGAGGGCGACAGGAGCAGGGTGGCCGGTGCTGGCTAGCAGCTCGGCAGCGCGTGCGTTGACTTTCTCCTCGGAAACTTCGGTTTGCTTCTCAAGCTCTTCGACCTTGGTTTCCAGTTCCTCGACCTTTTCAGTCACTTCGGCGGCTTTCTCTTGCTCGGTGGCAAGCTCGGCGCGGAGTTGAGTGATTGTCTCGGCGTGGCCGCTGAGTTCTTCAATGAGGGCTTGGGCGGTGGTAAGGTCAGCGCGGAGGGAATCGTTTTCAGCGATGGCTGCTTCGATCTTGAGTGCTTCGTCGTTGCCCGGAAATAGTTTAGAGAGGATGCTCATGCCCTTGGCTGGCGTGTCAAATTGCACGATCTCATCCGCGAACTTCCGCTCCATGGCTTCGGCTGCGCCCATCCATGTTTCGGCTTTCATCAGCTCGCGCATTTCGTCGTGATCTCCACCGGTGCGCTTGGCATAAATCTCGGCGATTTCCTCGGAAATTTCCTCCAGCAGTTTCGCCGCGCGGGCGTGCGCTGCGCTGTCACCGGCGACGGCTTGGCTGGCTTCATGGATCATGATCCGCCCACCCTCGACGATCCGCACTTTGTTGGCGGCCATGAGGATGACACTTCCCATCGAGGCAGCCAGCGTGTTGACGGTGGCGATGATCTCGACGCCGCGCCCGCGCATCTGCATGAGCGAGTTGTAAACGCGGTAGCCGTCGAGCACCGATCCGCCTGGCGAGTTGATCTCGATCTCCAGCGTCTCAAGTGCCTCATCGGCGGAGCATTGGAGCGTGCCGACGGTCATGTTTTCAGCGACGGCCTTCTGACCGTAGCTGCGTTCAATGTCGGCGATCAGGTCATCCGCGCTCCATGGCGTGACTGCATCATTCAGCCGCACCTTGGCGACTCGGTTTTCGATGGTGAGAAGTTTCATTGGGGGTCTTGTGGTGAGGTTTGAGCCATTTCGTTGGGGGTCAACATGGACATTTCGCGGTCGTCAATGTCCACGCCGTAAAGCACGGCAGCGTCGCGGGCTGCCAGTTTGCGAAGCGCAACTTCCTGCGCCCGCTCGGTGTAGTGAGCTTCTAAGGTCTTGCCGCGCATGGACACGATGTCGCGTAGGTTGGCGGCGCCCATTTTCCAGAGTGCCTCCAGCTCTTTGGTGATCCGTCCGTCGTCAATCGTGAGCTTCGGCGGTGTCGAAAACTCCCATTGGTACCAGTCGGCAGACTGCGGGAGGTCGCCGCGCTTCATCGCCTTTGCGATGGCATAGCCGCAGAGCCGCTTGGCCGCGTAAAAAAGCAGGTCTTGCCGATCCTCGACGGAGCGTTGCGCCATAGCGATCTCGGTGCGCTGCGCTGTGCCGCCCCCGGCTGCGTGTCCTTCATAGAGCGCCATCGGCCAGTTGAGTCCGGCGAACGCTCCTTTCAGCAGGCGATTGTGGAAGTCCAAGAACGGGTTGCCGGGGCGGTTGTTCACCAGCGTCTCGATCTTCCCGCCGCTGTTGCTGCGGAAATAGCGAACTGTGCCGCCGTCCAAGCTCTCAACGGTCATGCCTTTGCAAGATGCGGTGTCGCCGACGAGCGCGTTGTATGGATCATCCAGATCGGGGCCGCCGTTGTCGTTGTATTCGACGAGCGAGATGGAAGACATTTGCAACATCGCCAAGCGTTCCCACTCGGTCGATTGGATCATGTCCCGGCAATCGTTGATGCAGTGAGTCAGCGCGGTCAGTCCGCGTGCTTGGTATTGATATTCGGGATCGAAGAGGTGGATGACGTTCTGCGCGGGCAGCCACTGATCCAGCTCACCTTTCTTGTCGCAGAACGCATATTCCTTCGCCTCGCCGCTGGGGAAGTAGGTGATGCCGTCTTGCAGCATGGCGCCGCGATACATCTGCCCATCGGTGAAGCCGCGCGGGGTGGCGATCCGGTGTGAGGGGATGCCTTGATACTGCGGGAATCCGGTGTCCGTCTCGGTCAGTAGGATGAAGATTTCGCCGTCAACGTCGATGCTGGTCGAGTAGCCGAAGAGGTTTGTCTTGAGGTCGTGCATCCCGCCGCGCCCGTCGCCGATGGGATAGAAACTGTCGGTCAGGAACTTGGTGGCCAGTGCGCCGAACGCCTCATCACCTCCGGTGTAAATCGGTACGAACGCCCGGCCGACGGTGTACATCCCGCGCTGGTTGATGGCGTTCTTGATTGGCCCGAAGTTGAGATAGATGCGGCGGGCGTGGCTTTGCAATGCTACGCGATCAAGCGCAGGCACCAGGTCGCTGATGTCTTTCTTCTCGACCGGCTCATACGGGCGGTAGCGCGTATCCTGTGCCGCGCGTGCCGCTTTGTAGCTGATCTGCCTGCCGAATTGGTCGAGTATTGCCATGATGTCCTTGAGTTAAAATCGACCGAGCGAGCGGCTGCTTGCGGGAACAAAGCCGATGTTCAGATATTCCATGGCCATCCGAAGGGCGGTCTGCCGCTCGACTTCGTTCAGCCCGACGAGCTTCGCCATGGTCACGCCGTTCTTGGTGGCGGACGTGATGCTGTCCATCCCGCCCTTGCTGAGCGCGCCGCCCATGGCTGCGTCGAACGCGCTCTTGATCCC